CAAGAACTCCCATAGAATCCTCTAGTTTAGTCTTTAACTCTCCATACATATTATGTATTGGCTTTGGAGTAAGCTTCTTAAATAGCGCCTCATCACCATCTAACATTGCATTTCTTACCTGCGTCGCTGATATGTTCTTACCAGTTCTTGGTATTTCATAAAGTCCAAAATCAGGTCTTACTCCTAGATCTTCTCTATAAGTATCTTTATTTACTTGAAATCCATAAGTCTTCATTCTATCACTTCCTGTTCCCCATAATACTGGTTCGTATTTTGGCCTCATTGCATTGAACATAGTGTCAATACCACCAGTTGGAATTACAAAAACTTCTTCAATTGGATATTTAGATTTTAAAGAGTTAATCATTGCTACTTGAGTCTCCTCATCGTAAGGTCTTTTAAATGCATCCTCTTTTTTCTTATTCTTAGCCTTTACTAATAGGATTACTACTGGATGTCCATTTTGTTTATGGATAGTCTCAACTACTTTAGCATGGCCTAGTGTAAATGGTTGGAATCTACCAACAAACATATTAACTAATTTTTTACCTTGTTCTGGGTAATCTACCTTTAAAGCTTCTAGAATTGGACTTGTTTGTGTTTTAAGATTTTGGTTTTTTAAGTATGTTTCAAAATTCATAACTTCATCTTCTTTTACGTCTCCGACAATCAACCTTTGGATATTTTCGACTGTTTTATTTAACTGTACCATTAAATCCTTATTAATAATATCGGTTTCTTTAGTCCTCTTCTTTCTAAAACTACCTAATGCAATTTTAAAAAGCTCGGATAAAACTTTATTTTGTACAAGTGATATTGTTTTTTCATTCTTAATAAAAGATTTATTAAGTTCAAAACCTGGAAGTGATGCAAAATCAGCAGAATTAAAACTAGTTCCAATATACTTAGTTGCATGTTTATCAACATATGCATTAAATATAATTGAAATTAATTCAATATATCTTTCATCTGTTTTTTCTAAATCTAAATTAATTGTATTAAAATCGTAACCACTCATGAATTCAACTAGATCTAGTATAGAAATCTGATACATGTCAGATGGTGTTCTATTACTTTTTACATCTCTATCAAATCTTTCTAGTTTAAAACTTTTTACATTCTTACCCTCATAAAAATTAATAATAAATGAATCTATATCTTTATCTAATGTATTATTTAGTGCAGCACTAGAAGTTGCAGAATTAAATATATTGTAGATAGCTCTGGTAAAAGATTGATCTTTAAATTTATTTTTAAAAGCCTCATCAGAAAGCTCTAATATATCTAATAAATTAGCAATCTGATCTTCCGATAGTTTGCCTTGAAATATAATTTGAGGCCTTTGTACATCCAATAGATCTGCCCAATGATAAAGTATATTAGGGTCTCTAATTACTTTTTTAATTTGAGTAGGATTAATTGGACTTATTGTTTGAATGTGTGTTAATATTAAATTATTTTTAGGTAGGGCATCATATTCAATATCGATAGCCTTTTTAGTTGGTAAATAATCAAAACCAAATTTCCAGTCTACTGGCAGCTTTTCTAAAATAGTAGGATCTAATGCTTTAAAGTAATTAATGGCGTTTTCATAATACTTAACAATAGTTCTATCAACTTTATTCATAGGAGTCTTTGAGCCACTCTTATAGAATTCAAATTCTCCAGAGGTAGTTCTTTTAACATGGAATGAAGAGGCCTGTACCTTTTCAGATACAAGACTAGTTGATTTTATTAGATTAATAAAATCTTGCCTATTTGCTGATTCAAAGTATGTTTTTAAATTCTGTAATGCCATTATTATTAGTTATTAAAACTTATTCATTATTTCAATTAGTTGACCGTTGTTGCTCATTTGATATCCAGAACATGTTAAACCAATTGTATCATAATTAGTTCCAGTAGATACATCAAACATAATCCCACCATCAGATGAGTTGTATTGATCTAATACAAACATTAGTTCATATATTTCTTGGAACATTTTATCTTTAATTTTACTATCAATTCCACTACCACATGTTACTGCAATTAAATAGTTTCTTCTTCCTCCTGGATTAAAGTTTGCTCTACCTTCGATTTCTCCACCAACAGTTGATCTCATTGTACCTGACCATCCACCTGCTGCAGGAACTGAAGATTGTTCAATTTCATATTTCTTATATTTTTTAATTACTTTAGAAATCTTTTCAGCTAATTGAACTGAATTCCTTCCTTGAAATATATCATATGAATCTTGTGTAATATCTCCTTGAACATTTAAATGTTCTTTATAGCTTGGTAATTTACCAGATTTTGCAGCGGCTTCAGCCTTTGCTAATACATTTTCATAAGAACCTCCCCATTTGTCAACAGCTATTTTAGCAATTCTAACCTTGTCTTCTAGTTTAGCCTTAATTCCTTTTTTACCAAATTGAACCGATTCATTTAAGAACTGTTCAAATAATTCTACTTTTTTCATAAATTATCTTCCGTATTTTATAATTCCCATCAATTGGTTAATAGCAGCAAATGTTCCAGTTAGTTTATAGGTGTGTCCTTTGTATCTAAATACAATACCTTCAGTTGGTATAATAGATTCAATACCTCCAATTCTATCTAAACGCTCTAGTTCTTTAGCTACTTTATTTATCTGAGTTATATCTCCGCCCTTTTTAATCTTATCAGCTTCAGTTCTAATTTGATTATGTAGCCTCTGCATTTCCTTATCTGGATTTGCAGCCACAAAGTTAGAAGCGTTCTTTAAGATAACAGAACCTAATTCTAAGAAAAGATCTTCAAAAGGTCTAATGTTTTCTTTATATTTCTTTTTAACATCTTCTTTGTCAAAGCTTTTAATAAGAGCTGCTTTATCTTTTCCTAACTCTTTATCAAGTGATCTTAGATTAAGTGTTTTCTTATCTCCATAAGCCCATCTTAATAATAAGCCTTCTTTATGGTCTTGTTGTATGTCAGGGAAGTTTTTATCAATAGTTTCTCTCCACCACATTTCATGATATCTAGAAACCTCATCTGCATCTGTTAATCCATAACGATCTCTTAATACTTCAACTTTTTTTATAAACTTAAGTTGGTTCTTTTCAAAATCAATATCTTTACCTATCTTAATAATTTGTGGTGGAATAACAGTAAAGACTTTACCAATATTAGCGTTAACTTTTTCTAAAGCAGCAGCAATTGATTTACCATACTTAGGCTCTTCGCTAATTATATTACCATTACCATCTGTTATTTTAATTCCATGAAATTGAATAACGTCTCTATCATAATAGATAACATTTGGGTTTTTAGAGTAGATAAGCTCCATGTTCATAAAGTTCTTACCATTATCAAATGCTTCTAAATCTTTATCAGATAACTTGACTAGAGAAGTTGCTAAATCTTTAGCAGCAAAAATATAAGTTTCTTCAACTAATTTTGATGCATGTCCAGTAAACATATCGATAATACCATTAAGGTCTAATGGGCTTGCCATTTGTCCTTTATTTCTAGCAAACATTGCTTGGCCATCCTTTACAGTGACAAAAAGATTTTGTCCATCAGTTTTTTCAGTAGGCTCTTCTTCAAAATTAAGTTCACCACTAAGTCCAGATTGTATTAGACTTTTAAAGTCTCCAAATGTTAATTGTTTATTATCAAATGGATGTGACATATGTCCTGCAGCACCACCTTCAAGTATAAGATCTTCATTAACCGAAAATGAAGGAGCCTCTTTCGAAGTCCTTCTTTCCAGTACAAATTCTCTATAAGATTGTAGTTTTTTCATATTATGCTAATGATGATTGTAAGATTCCAGCTGCTTTACCATAGTCTCCGTCAGATTTTCCTAAGATACCATTAACAACCTCGTCTGCTTTAGCCTCGTCAAATTCATCTCCGAATGCTTTTTGTAATATTTCGTATGCGTATTCTTTAAAATCTTCATCAGATTTAATTTCAGCCTCATTTACAGATTCAAAAAGGGAATTAAAATCATCTAATAAAGATTGTCCCATTGCTTCTTCTTTAAGTTCTTGTAAAAATAGAGCAGTTCCTTCAACAATTCCTTGGCCAGACCATCCTGCTGCATTAGCAATATCAGAATAGTATTTGTCTAGAATCCCCTTTAAAGTAGTAGTTCCTAGTTTTACAAAGTGTCCACCTAGACCTGGTAACTTAATCTCTAAAGCCGCCATTTTACCTTTAATGTTTCTAGAAACAATTTTTTCTCTATGGAAGTTAGCGTCTGACATTGCTTCTTCAAAAAGATATTTAATACAACCTCTAATAGACTCAGGAGACATTGCACCAAAATCTGCTAAAGTCTTATAGAATATTTTCTTATATTGTGTAACTACCTTTTTAGCGTCTCTTTTACCTTCGACGTTAATAGCTTCATTAACTACTGATTCAAAATAATCCTCATAATCACTAACACTATCCGGACCCCATATATCAGCTAAAACCTTTTCAATATCTTTTCTTTTACCTGTTAATTTAACTTCTGGGTAACCATGGTAGCCTTCTTCTTTTTCAACTTCCATTTTAACTTTGTTCTTCTTTAAAGACACAGTTAAAGGTTTAAATTTAGTTGGGTGTATGCCATCATCGTTTCCAAATTCTATACCTGAAAGAGATGCTTCATTAATTACTGATTCATTGCACATTGAAACTAATTCTTGTGCAATCTTTTTTGCTTTAGAACCTTTATGTCCATAAGATTCAACTGTATCTAAAGCATCTTCCATTTCCATGCCGTGTAATTCTCCCATGTCTCCTCCTCTTTCATCTAAAAGATCCTGTAAGATATTTTCAGCTTCTGATTCATTAACTACTGATTCAAAAGCAGGATATAATTCATCGTAGCCTTTACCGTAAATGTCTGCCATTAACCATTCTTTATTAGCCTCATCCCATAAGTATACAAATTCAGCTCCGCCGCCATCTGCAACATCTCTTAAATAATTACTTATATTTGTAATAGTACCTTTAGATGGTTTAAAATCTCCATAGAAATTTATATTTTTTACATCTTTTTCTAAACCTGAATTATCTCCTTTTTTAAGGACAAAGTCTACATTTTTACCACTCTTAAATGTTGATTTAATAATAGGCAACATATTTTCAGGATATGAGTCATAGTGAGTATAAACAGAAGTGATATTACCTCTTTTATCAATCTTACCAAATTGGCCTCGAGTACCTTCCTCTATTAAAGAAACTGATTCATTAATACCAATCCCTCTTAGTTTATTAAAAAATTCAGATCTTTGCTCTTCAGATAATTCTTTGATTGCACCAACGCCATATTCTGACAATAGTGTTTTGAATGTAGCTGCTTCATTGGATCTCTTAGCTTCCTGTTTTTCTGCTAAATCAAAAGCTGCTTTTTCAATTTTTGATGCTGAAAATTCAGCAAATGAGTTTAATTTTTTCATCACTTATTTGTTTATTTTGTTTTATATTATTATTTGATGAACATATTTAATTCGTATTTCCATCCATTTCTGCCGTAGATTCGAACATGTATCGCTTTACGCTGTTCTTTTCCTTTTTTATATAGAGTTAATGTATCTTTTTTATATTCTCCTTCTCTAGCCTTAAAGGGTGCATCAACAAATTTATTATCATATTCCTCCTTGTCCAATTCATATCCCATCTTATTGACATATTTCTCAACCTCATCAATTACTGTTGAGAAATGCTTGTGATAGACTTGAAAATATTTAGATCGATCGTCCTCTTCTTTCCAGTCGTCAGCCCATGTATCTTTACTACGGTAAGGATTAGCTCCTCTTGACATCATAAGGTCAAAGATTTCTTTTTTCGCTTTTTTATAATCAGTATCTTTATATCCGTCAAGTTCTTCTTCAGGTGCAATTGCAATTACCATGTCAGTTGCATGTTTATACAATTTGTGTAATTCATCATTATCCATTTTATCACTAAACGTATATGGATTTTTCTTAGATTTTTTTACGCTAATTTTAATTGGTTTTAATTGGTTTGCTTCTCCAATAAATTGCTCAAATAATTTAATGTGTTTCATGATGTTTGTTTTTATTATTTGTAATATTATTAGATTATATATCCCCCTCAAAAGTTACGTTTTTAATATCATACTTAAACTTCTGTTCTTTATAGATTTTTTGCCTAGCCTTTGAGTGTCTTATTAAGTAGTTATCCCAGTCCGGAGAGCTTAAATCATCTACAAAATCAATAATGTTTACGCTATCCTTTGATTTATGTTGCCTTAAACCCCTACCAATAGATTGTCTAATGATTACTTCTGATTTAAATGATTCTGTAAAGAATATGTTGTGGATTTTCTTGATGGATATACCAGTTGAGAATGTACCATATGAAGCGACGATAACGACCTCTTCTCCTGCTTCCATTTTCTTTTTATATTCTTCTCTAATATCCTTATCGATTCCGCCATCAACATAATAAACTATTTTATTACTTTCCTGCCTAAGTTTGTCATATATCTTTCGGCCATGCTCAATCCTATGAAAAAGAACAAGGCTATTTCTCTTAACCCTTGAGATTATACTTGTTATAAAGTTAAGTCTTCCAGGGGAATTAATAATATAGTTCTGTTCAAATTTAAAAACATCTTTGCTTTCATATCTATTCTGTGACATCTCTCTAAAAGCATCCTTTGTAGATTGCGCAGCATAATCCATCTTAATTACCTTAACATGACACTGTGCAATATGTCCTTCATTTTGTAAAAAGTTTGCAGATACTTCTGTAATTACTGGCCCCGTATAAGCCATAAGAGTAAGTCTATCTAATGTGTTTGGTTTTGGTATCGTACCAGAGAGTCCGCTTCTATATTCAGCGTTAACACATTTTTGTAGAATAGTTTTAATTGATGTAGACTTGGCCTTATGTGTTTCATCAATAATAACAGCATCAAACTGCTCAAAATATTCTTTATCTTTTTTAACAAGAGATTGATATGTACCAATGACAACATTTCTGCCCGGTCTAATCTTTTGACCAGAGTAGATTTGTTGTACTTTAATAGTTGCCCTGCCTTTCCAATTATAGTCTAAAAAATCTTCAGTGGCTTGTACTACAAGAGAAACATTAGGTACAATAAAGAGTATTCTTTTTGCCTTTTGTTTTTCTAACATATATGCTACTGTAAGAAATGAAATTAGAGTTTTTCCGGCAGAAGTTGCCAATTCAGACAAGCACTTCCTAAATTTAAGAATATTAAATGCCGCTTCTATTTGATAATCTCTTGGAGTTATTTGAGAGCCCTCAAAAAATTCTAGGGCCCATTCGGTAAAATCTTCTTGATTAATATTTCTATCAAACAGTTCAGTAATACCGTTTATTTTTAATTCGTATTTATATTCTTTACAAACATTCATCACCTCTCGCCAAAGGCCAGAAGGAATCCATTTGTCATCTTTTATATAAGATATGTAGCCATCCCATAATCCTTTTTTAACAAGAGGGTGAAATCTCCAATTTTCTACTCTCCTGTTTAAAGAAATATTGAGCTGTTCGATTTCCATTTCTGTAGCCGAATCAACTCTTAGCAATTGCTTATTATCTGTTAAACTTATTTCCACTTAATGTGTTTTTGTTTCTTTTTATAGATCTTTTAATGCCAATCTATTTCGGATTGCAAAGCCCATATTATCTAGGGTTTTAACCGATTCTCTAAAAAAGTCTAATTGATTTTCTAGATGTGATAGTATCATGTTCTCATTTGCAAGATCAGTTTCAATAAACTTTTCTTTTTGCTTCTCACCAAGCTTATAGTCATATTCATAATAACGAATATAAGCCTCTCGATACCTAACACTTATTTTTGATTTTTGCTCTTTAATCTTAACATTCATATATGCCATTTGATCTATAAGAGTCTGTCTAGAAGATAACACATCTGCTATAGTGCCTTCCATTGTATTAATATTACGAAGACTTTGTGCGAGTGCTTTAATTTTATTAGACCACTCTGTTCTCTGGCTACTTAACTTAGTATCCAGGTTTAATATTTGTTCTTTACCCATTTATGTTTATTTAAAATAAAGATTTATCATTACCACTCCTTGGTTTTATATAAACACTGGTTTTTTGTTTCTTTTTAAACTTGGGTTTACCAGGATCAAAAGCAACAGTTTCCGGTCTATGCTCAATTGGCGTAAAGTCAATAAGTAATTTAAGGTTTTTAAATCTACTCTTGTCTCTATAAAAATCTTCTAAGTTATCTTCCACTATATTGTTAATATCTTCTATAAGTACCATAGATCTAATTGGTTTGATGTGAAATAATTATTAATTTGCTTATGTGCACTTGACTTAAGCTCAAAACATTTTAACATCAAATCATTCAAGTCTTTGATATTATATTTATCTAGATTATTCTCTTTAAGAAATTTAGACCACATAAATACTGATTTACCTTTCTTAAGTTTCTCGATCATTTTGCCGCGGCCAGTTTTATCATTATCAAACATATATCTAATAGTAGCCATTTCGTCAAACTCATCTGTGGTTCTACCAGCAGTTGCAAGTGCAATAGAGTTATGCATAAACTTAGCATCAAGAGGGCCTTCAAAAAGAGTTACAGGCCTTTGAAAGTTAACTTGCATAATACCAAATAGAGTTGAAGCCTTATTCATATTAGCTAATAAAGTTGGTTCTATTTCTAATGGATTTCCCATTTCAGAATAGAGTTTTGATAGATCATAAGTTAGATACCTAGATCCATATCCCTTCATTTTTCTAGTTTGAGCTCCCATTACCTTTCCGGTATTGGTCATATTAAGAATCCAAAGTCGATGGCCTTTTTCTGTATAAAGAAATTCATTAGCTCTATTATGAAGAAGCCTATCTTTTAACTGGAACCAAATCCAATCACCAGGCTCAACTGGCTTAGCTCTAAAGGACTTTTTAAAATCATCAAGTGTTATTGCATATTCCTCAACCGAACTCATTACAGCATGTTTAAGCGTGTCCTCTGAGTTTATCTTAACCTTATTCTGTTGAATATAGTCAATTACTGTAAAGGCATCATCAGAATTACTAAGCTTAATACCGTAGTCTTTTAATAAAGAGTGGATATTTGTATGTTCGCTGCAGTTATAACAATGGTATTGAAGCGTATCCCAATACATGTTCCCACGCTTTTTAGTATGGTCGTCATGTGAATCGCCACAATAAGGACATGCCAGGGTTATTCGCCCTGGCATGCTCTTGAGAAGTTGTTTACTAGGAGAAGAATGTTCTTGTACGCAAAGTTGCTTTAGCGCTTTTTTAATTCTTTCTCTTAGTTCTTCCGTTAATTGTATATTAGATGTCGAGGTCATTCAAGAAAGAATCTAGATCATCATCCGTACTAACTGTATTTGCTGTAGAATCTGTAGTTGCAGCCTGAGCATTATCTACTGAACCTGCGGCTTCTGCTACTTTAGCTGGAGCTGGTTTTGTTTCTTTCTTTGCAGATCCTGTCATGGCTGCAATAGACTCTCCTGGGTTAAGGTACATACGGAGTACATCGTTAACAAAGCTACGCATATCTTCATCCCATGCTCGGTAGTCATAGTTAGCTAATGATGGTGCATTGTCTAATTCTGTTTTAATTGTACCCATTGTCTCTTTATTTCTTTCAGCTGGAGCATCTCCTAAGATGATTGCTGATTTACTTGCAGAGAATTTAGACTTGTCATAGTTGTTGTATTCACCTTGTCTTGTGATAATCAACTCAAAGTTCTTTCCTTCGAAAAGATCAAATACTTGTGTTGGCTCGCCAAAATCTGGTTTTAATTCTGCATCAATCTTCTCTTTAATCTTATATCCAAACTTGAATACTTTATAAGTACCTTCTAACTCTGGGTTTTGAGGGTCCTTAACGATTTTAATTAATGCATAATACTGCTGACGTCTCTTTAATTTCTCAGATGCCTTACGGTCAACTGCTGAGTCAGACTTTCTTAGTTTCCAAAATACATCTGCAATAGGGCACTTCTCTCCGACTGTCGATGGACTATCAACTAGTTTACCATCGCCACTAGAGTTAGTTAACCAGTGTACGTACTTTTGGATTAGTGAATTACGAGGGTTCTCTGGATTTGGTACGAAGCGAATAAGTGCTTTGTAAGTTCCATCCTTACCATCGTCTGCTGTTGGTTTGTAAATCTCATTTGTTGAGTTACTTGTTTGTACTTGGTGAGTTTCTACGTCTTCTACGCCCAAGTTAAAAATGTCAAAATCTGCCATAATTCCTTTTAAATTGTTTAAATTGTTTATTACTTGAAATAACTTAATGTCCTTTCAGTTCCTTATAGTATATTACTTAATTTAGTTTCAAATGTTTTGCAATGTTAATACGCTACTTTCTGATTCTCTCCATCTACCGTCTGTAAGCTTAAGCAGCCCTGCTTTGTGTAGTAATGCCTCACGCTCTTCAGCTGTGATTTTATTATCTCTCACCATTTTTATAAGAACTCTATTAAGACAGAGATAGTCAGTAGTAACTAACATATGCTAAATATTTTTAATTGGTTAAGTAACATATGTATTATATATCCCACTTTAGAATTGTTTCACGTTTAACTCTAAAAAAAATAATTTGAAAAAAGTTGAAATAGTTTGGAACAAAGCTGGAAGCCTTGCATATAAGTAATGTATTTCAAGGAAAGATAAGGTTAGGTTAGAGTATTGGCTGTATAAGCTACAAGGTAGCAAGCATCGATAAGGTCATCAAATGGTTTAGGCACCTTTTTCCCAGTTTCAATCTCCCTAACATAATTATAGAAAGTGCTTTTAAGCAGAGATTTATCTTCAGCTGTATTAGCTTTAAAAGCATCAAACAATTGTAGCTTACTCATATTACCTTTACCGGCAAACTTCTTAAGACTTGTTGGAGCTACAGTTAAAATATCTTCCGGCTGCAGAGTCTTAATCATCTTTAATTTTAAGATAGCTGCGCCAGCTGCCATATCAATCATATTATTAGTTCCCATCTTTGAACCATAAGAAGAGCCTTCAAATGCAATAGTATAACCATCACTATCAAATGAGTTCTGTAAAATTAAATTAAGAATATCATCAGCCATCCTGTCATATCTTTTAACTTTGGCTAATTCTGATTTTGAATAATCTTTATTACTTGTGAAGTCTGGCTGAGCCACTAATGTGACATCTGATAAAATGCTAATTTCTTCCTGCATTTTTTGTTCAGCCTTAGTACCTGATTTAGGCTTAAGATAACTTATAAAGTGATACACTTTACTTTTATCATTCCAGATACAAATACCTGGTGAGTTTAATGAGAAGTCTACTCCTATAAAATTCATTTAAATTCTTTTACCCATTGCAGCACCAAGAGCGGCACCAACTAATCTGGAAGTTAATAAATCGTAAAAAATACCTTGTTGAATTCCTAAAACTTTAGCAATAACTTTTCCAACTGATTTACCTAATGCAAATCCAGCTAAACCACCTATAATAGAACCTAAGATGCCTTCATTAGTCATCTCTTCATTTAACCTATCTAAATCATAAGTCCCATCCTCTCTTTTATACTCAGCTTCAAATGTTTCAATGGCAGCATCTATTTGAGCTTCTAATTCAGGAGTCCACTCTTCTTGTAAACCCTCTTTAATTAAAGAATAGTCCTGCTCGCTAATTTCGTTTTCTACTAAATAGTCGTTAAATGTTTTCATATTCATAATATTTTTTATAAAGTATATATCTTCCTATTCTATTTCCAGTCTAAGATCTAGTTTATTATAAAAAAAGGTAACTTCAAATGTATTAAACTCAGCTACATTTTGTGCCATATTAAGACTTAACTCGTTTATAGAATTCATGATTGGTTTTTGAAATTCCATATATGCAACAGAAGCTCCTTCTGCGTCTAAAATTCTTAACGTTAAAGGTTGGGTATAAGGTTCCTTTGTGCTTCTTGCATAATAATAAAGAAGAGTGTCCATCATAATCCAATAATTAATAAACCCATCTAATAACTGCATAGTTACTGTAAATTCTCTCTGTATTGTATTTTGAATTGGCACAGCACCTCTATGATATCTAGTTGTACCATCATTATCAGCTTGTGTAATTGGCTCAAATGTAATGCCAGGAATATTAATACCTTGTATAGAGTAGTTAATATAGTCAATTGGGTCTGCTAATAATGCCCCGGGAATTCTATTTAGATAAGCTCTGTATTTATCTGAAACCTCATCGGGTATAAATTTCCTAGGAAACCTAAAGTCATAAAGATTATTTCTGCTATTTAAAATCATAGTATCTTATGTGTTAAAGAACATTATTATTTTCATCCGTATTTAACTTCCCACCAAATATACTTTTATTTGTATTTACATTTTGCTTTCCGGTTCCACCAGTAGCTCTAGGGTTTCCATAACTACTTCTGTCGGGTTCATATTGTAAAGGAGGTCCTTTTACAAAAGTAACACCTGACGGTACTGTTGGCTGTATTGTAAAATCAC